ATCTTAAATGGTGATAGTGCTTCTTCACCTGCTACTGCGCCAGCAGCGCCTACGCCTGCTGTGTCTGAGTAGCGTACTCTTAGTGTGTGGATTTGGCCCACTGGTCCAGTCATCGGCTGAACACCAACTAGTTCATTTGCAATCACTGTTGGCATTACACGTCTGATAACGGGTAAAATAACTCTGTTAAGAGTTGCAACATTACCGGCAGAAGTTGCACCAGCTGTAGCAGTCTCTGCCAAATACGATCTTGTATTTTCTAGAGTGGTTGCCATCACGCTTTTCTTTGTGCCCGAAAGGCCTTCAAGAAGTGCAGTTTTTGTATCCTGCCAGCGACTTTCTAATAGTTCTGACATTTGGTTTCTCCTTAATTTAATCCAGCAAGTCTACGTAATTCAATTACATTACCATCACTTGCTTTGTCACTAACGTTAGTTTCTTCTCTATTGCCTGTTACTTCTTTGCCTTCTGTTATTACTGCCTTTTTCGCTGGAGTTTTACCGTCTATTACTGCCGGTAGGTACTTGTCAAACGCCGATTGCAACTTAGGTGTTTGAACACTTTCCAGTAAATCTATCATGATGTCTTTTTGGCCTTTTGATAAAGGTGCAATCAAGTCATCAATCTTTTGTTTTCTTTGTGCCGCTTCGTTAATCTTTTTAATTTCAGCTTCTTTGCTTTCAACTAATTTAGATTTTTCAGCTGTTGCAACTTTTGCTTCTGCTAATTGCTTGTCTTTTAGCTCAACAACTTTCAGTAACTTAGCAGTTTCTGATTTTTCATTGAGATAAGAACCAGCATACTCAGATGCAAATGCTTCAAACAACTTACGACCAAAGTCGTTTTTACGTGCTACTTCGATGTCTTCTTTTAGCTGACCAATTTCTCTGTTAAGAACTTTGTCAGTAATTTTAGCCACCTTGTCAGCACTCTTTTCAACAAATTGTGTTTTCAACTTGTTGAAGTGTGATTTAGCTTCACGTACTAAACGTACTTTAGTTTCAGCTAGATCTTTTTTATCTTCGTTGAATTCTGCAATTTCTTTTGCAAGTGATTCTACGACGAAATCTTCAAGCATTTTAAACTTGGATGCCATTGATTTTTGGTCTTCATGTAACTCACCAACTTCTTTTGATAGTTGATCAACCACAAAAGTTTTTAGTAAACCTGCGTTTTCACGCATTGCTACTGCATATTTTGCTTTTGCTTCTGCTAGTTGTTTACGATCTTCTGCAAATTCCGCAATTTCTGAAGCAAGACGCTCACCTACCATAGAGTCAATAGCCTCTACCATAGTTTGTTTGTCATGCTCATACTTTTGAGCGAACTCTTCACGAAGTTCAGCTGTTACCTGTTGACGGTTTTCTTTGACTTTCTTGTTCCAAGCCTCTTCGATTTCGTGGCGCACTTCTTCTGAAACTACATCATTTTCAAAGAGTGTTTTTAGTGCATCCAACATATTTTTCTCCTTTTATTGGAGTCGGTTGATGATATTCACCAACGATTCCCTTAGATACTTTTGTGCCTTATTATCGTGCTTTGTTGCCTGTGCTAATTCGTAAGCCTTGTAGCCACCTCTGGCATTCATCAAGTGTTCGTAGATTGGCGTTGGATACGCCCCTGGAGCACTTGGTTGTGCAACAACGTCAACAGTTATGATTTCAAAATCACTGACTTCGCCGCTACCATCTTCTTTAACGTTACCACTACCACGTGATGAGACGCCTAGTTTAACGCCGCTTTCCAGCATTGTTTTAACCAGTTGTCCCATCGGTGTTGGTAAAATTTTCATTTTTCCATAACCATTTGGACCATCCATCCACATTTCGGTAATCATGTGACTGACCCTGTCCAGGTTAATGTTAAGACCTTCTGGATGATCTACTTCGCCGAGTACACTGTAACCTCCGCTTACTTGATCGTTGAGAGTTTTGACAGCCCTGCCAATTTCATTTACAGGATATACACGTTGGTTCGCGTTGCGTACACCCCCTTGAATACAAATACCTTTCATAAAAAGATCTTTGCCTTCATTGGCATTCTCAACCACCATTTGCGCTTGGTCGAATGTCAGGTGCTCTCGTAAGTAGTTGCCCATCTTCAAGTCCTTAGCTTCCGATCATTGATTTTTTGTCGGGAGCTGTATCGCCTGCGCCTTTTTTCTCAGCGCCGTGGCCTTTTGGCATGTTTGACATTGACTTAGATGCTTTACCACCTGGAACGTTTACATTACCTGCACTATCTTCTTTAGGTGCAGATGCTTTCATTCCTTTTTCGTCTCCGCCTTGTACCAAGTTTGAAGCAGTGCCGCCCATGTCGTTTTTACCAGCTACAACTGACTTGGTGTTTGCACCATTGTCACCCATTTTTGGTGTTACTTTTTCAACATATTCGCGCATCTGCTCTGCTGCAGACTTTTCAGTAGCTTCGTCAGTGTCTTCGTCATCTGCTTCGTCTACTTCTTCGTCTGAAACTTCGTTTGCTACAGACTCTTCAGCTTCGTCATCCATGTCGCCTTCATCGTCTGCATCCATATCCATATCGCCGTCTTCGTCTCCACCTTCTTTGTCTTGCATCATGTCTTCGAATTCAGCTTTTAGATCTTCTAATTCTGCTTCTAGATCTTTGATATCGCCTTGTGTTGCTGGTGCGTCATCGTCTGCTTCACCGTCCATGTCCATGCCCATGTCGCCATCGCCCATGTCCATTTCCATATCGTCAGCTGCGTCACCGCCCATCATAGCATCCATATCCATATCGCCGTCTTTAGGCTCAACTTCAAACTCGTCTAGATCAAAATCTTCGTTTGTTTTATCTGTGTCTTTGTCAGCATCTGCATCAGCTACTTTTTTATCACCTGGATGCTTTTGCTTGTCGTCTTTTGCTTTATCAGCTTCGTTAGTTTCTTCATCATCTTCTTTTGCTTTTTCGTCGACTTCTTTGTCTTCTACATCATCAGCAAGAAGATTTTCGTAGATGTCTCTTGACTTTTCTACTACAATTTCGTGGAATAATTCTTCCGCTTTTTCGCGGTCGTTGTTTACAAGATGCTCAAGCATCTCTTCAAATTTAGCTTTATCTGCCATTGTTTTCTCCTATAAATGTTATACCTATGGTAAGGCTGTCATATGTATTTACGTAAATGGGAGAAATATGCGTAGAAATAGGCTCAAAACGAGCCATTTTGACTATTTGTCAGGAAAGTTGGAAGATTTTTTTGAAATCTTCCACTGTAATAGTACTAAAGTTTCTAAATTTATTTAGTTCGTCAGGTTTGTAATTATCAGGTGCTATTACTCTTATAAACTGTATATTAGGATTTTCTTGAATTACAGTCTTCGTTTGTCGTAACCAATTACCAAAAAATGTTGCTCCATCTGAACTTTTTTTGTAATTAACTGTATCTGCATAAAGGTTGTTAAATTTAGACCCTTTTTCTAAACCGCGATAGTCAAACCCAAGTATATAAATTTTTTCATATCCGTGTTGACTTGCTAACCAAAGAGCAGTTGGTCCACTTGACCATCCTTTACTAGGATTAAATAAATTTAAACTTGGAATACGCTGATATGCTTTATTAGGATTAGTCCAAACAGTATGTTTTTTTTGATATCCTGTTTTTGTAATTTCAAGTATCATTTTCACATCAACAGCTATTAAGTAGTCAGGAGCAAAAGTTCTGTATAGTGCATTGCAACCATATATTTTTCCTATTTTTGATATATCTTCTACCTGAATAGATTCTCGACTTGTACCATTACCTAGTACAAAAGCTAATTGATTATTTGATTTTTTGATTGGTGATTCAGAAATAGAACTTAACGATTTTGTATTTCGTTTGTTTTCTTTCGTTAATCGACGTTGTTCTTTAATTATACGCCACTGTTCTTTACTATACTGACGCTTATCTATTTTAGCCAACGGTTACACTCCCGCTGCTGCTGCTTGTCCTGCTATGCCATACATTTGACGCACAAAATCTAATTCTTTGGCTTTTTCTTCTGTATGCAATTCGCTTGATTTTCTTGCACGATTGATTTGTTTTAAAGTTAATCTTGTTTTACGTGTGTCATCAAGATCAACTATAGAATCGTCATACTGAGGTTCATACCTATTGTCTTCTTTAGGTTCAAGTGTTTCTTTGTCGTAATAAAAAAGTTCTCTCAGTATCATGCTATTATTTATACCTCTGTAGGTTCTCCGCCTGGCGGTGCTTCTGCAGCCGCTGCATCACCTGCTGCTGATTCAGGTGGTGTGCCTTCTCCACCTTCTTCTCCACCTTCTACTGATGCTTGATCTTCTGCACCACTAATATCTGCACTTATGCCTGCACTTGAAATTCCTACGCCGCGCATTTCGCCTGCAGCATCACCCGGTGGAGGTGTTAGAGTTTCATCATTTTCTTCTCTCCACATGCGTTCATTTTCTGCAAGATCTTCTGCACTGAATCCCAAGAAGCGTTTAAGTGCAAAACGATTTGAAATAAATGGAATTGCTTGTACCTGTGCAAAAGAACTAATACGCTGATTGTCTAGTTCTGTTTGTCTATATGCCGCAAAGTTTTGTGGAGGCATAAATTTAAGATCAAACATTGCTGTGTCAATGTTTACGCCTTTTTCTAATAAAAATCGTTTGAATTCTTGATCAAATTCTTCTACAAGCAAGTTTTGTAGTCTTTCACAGTATGTATTGAATCTTAATTCTTGTATAAATGCTGTGCCAACTCTGCCGTCATTGTAACTTGCTTGGCTATCGTCTGCGCCAGTAGGTAAGTATGAACTTGGTATACGGAGACCACGAACGAGTTTATTAGTAAAGTATCTAAGGTCATCAATTTCTCCTAGATTGGTACCACCTGGCAGTGTTTCAACTTTAGATCCTCTACCTTCTGCGGTCTGTGGAAAGAAGTAATCTTCGTTTGTGCTTAGTGGATTGTATGCTGAATCAATAACATTGGTTCCTCCACCTGTTTTTGAAGGAATACGTCTTTGATGTATTTCTGTTTT